TGAAATCACTTCTGTTGGTGAGCGTACTCTAGCATCAGGCGAGGCAATCGGTTATCAGGTAACCATCACCGCTTACGCTGACACCTCAAGCAACACCGTTACCAAGTGGTTTAGCATCCTAGAGTCCTAAACCCGTAAGTAGAATCCCTGACCAGTCATATTGCGGCGGCTGGTCAGGGACTTACTTTAGCCGCAAGCAGAGAGGCCGCAATAATGGCGTACACTTACACCCACAACGGCAAAAAGATTAGTTTGCCAGATTTCAAAGAAATACCAGTTGGACTGGTGCGCAAAGTTCGCAAAGAGTCTGAATCAGACCAACCGTGGTTCATTCTCGAAGAGCTACTAGATGCAAAACAGCTGGCTGTCGTTGATACGATGACCATTCCTGAATTCGCTCAGTTTATGAACGGTTGGACGCAAGGGGCAAATCTGGGGGAATTCTAACGGTCCTAGAGTACATTGACACCTACAAAGCCGCTTTTGTCTACGATTTTAGACACAGGTTTAATGTAGGGTTGAAAGACCTTGGGACCGTGATTCCTTGGGACGAAGTGGTTAGCCTAGTGTCCGTTTTGTTAGCTGACCCAACCAGTTGGCTTCAAACATCACGAAGCAAATGGGCGCACCCCGTTGACTACAGCTGGACCCTTCACGCCGCAACTTATGATTTATTAGCTCAGGTTAATTCAAAACGCAAGCCGCAACCTTGGCCGAGGCCTTGGCCATCTAGCAACGCTAGTCGCGTGGGTCGCACTCGTGCAGATGCTAGAAGCATTTTGGCTAGGGCCAAGAACGGAGATTTGGAATGGCAGAACAAGCATACGCCTATGTGACCCTGATTCCCGTAGCCAAAGGCTTCCAGAAAGCCATAGCCAACGAACTAGGCGGTGTGGGTGGCAAAGGCGGTGTTGGGGCAACCGCTGGTACTCAAACAGGCAAAAGCTTTGTAAGTGGCTTTGGCGGCGCGATGAAGGCACTAGCCGCCACAGTCGCTACGGGGTTTCTTGCTACCAAAGCAATAGGATTTTTCAAAGACTCAATTAAAGAAGCGTCTGACTTAGGCGAGTCTATTAACGCTGTCAACGTTTCGTACCTAGAGTATGCAGACGATGTTTTGGCTTTGGGTGACGATGTAGCCACTCGCTTGGGTTTGGCTACCGTTGATTTCAATGCCGCGGCTGTTCGATTTAGTTCGTTTGCTGAGCGAGTAGTCGGCAAGGGTGGCGATGTAGCTGGCTTTGTTGATGACATTACTACCAGAGCCGCAGACTTCGCTTCGGTTTTCAATATCGAAGTATCAGAAGCTTTGCAGGTCTTCCAGTCAGGTCTTGCTGGTGAGGCAGAACCGCTAAAGCGATTTGGTATCAACCTGCTTGACTCCGAGGTCAAAGCATACGCTTTGCGTTCTGGACTTCTTGCTGTAGGTGATGAATACACCGAAACCATCAAGGTACAGGCCCGATTTGGCTTGTTGATGGAATCAACCAACAAGACCGCTGGTGACTTTGCCAACACGTCTGACGGTTTGGCTAACTCAACCCGTATTTTGCAGGCTAATTTCAAAGATTTGCAAGCCGAAGTAGGCGAGAACCTTACGCCTGCTATGGCTAACTTCGTAGTTGGCATCAAAGACCTAGCGTTGATTTATATGCCTAAGCTGGCTGATTTTGTCAACAGACGGTTTGCGCCTGCTATCGAGGATTTGTCTTGGGAATTTAGAGGATTCATTGAGTCTGCTAGCCTAGACGGATGGGCGCAAGCTTCTAGGTGGTATTTAGAGCAAGCACAAGCCAAATTTGAAGAAGTGTTCGGTGGCGGTGGCCTGATTGCTTTGGTTGAAGAAGGATTCAGTTCACTCAGCGAACTGAGAATGAAGCTGTTCGATGCGATAATGAAGGCTTTGCCTGGAATTCTTGACGCATTTGCAGAATTCCTGCCTCAGCTAATTGACTTTTTCCTCAACACAATGCTTCCGCAATTGTTGAACCAAATGTCAGAAATCGTGAAGCAACTGGTTGAAATCGCGGCCGAAATTCTGCCTAAAGTCTTGCGTACGCTGATTGAGGCTTTGCCCGATTTGATTGATGGCGCATTTGAGTTCTTCAACGTTTTGGTCGAGACTCTAATCGAGATTTTGCCTGACATCATCGCAACGCTCAAAGAGCTGTTCCCGATGATTGTCACCGCTCTGATTGATGCAATCCCTCAGCTGTTGGACGGCGCAATCGAGTTGTTCCTTGCAATCCTAGACGGTTTGCTTGAAGCCACACCTGACATCTTGGACGCTGTAATTGAGCTAGTGCCAAAGATTGCTCAGTCGTTGCTGGACAACCTGCCTAAACTTGTTGAGGCATCCATTAAGCTACTCACTGGTATCGCCACAGCCGTAATTGAAAACGGACCAAGGATTATCGGAGGTGCGTTGAAGTCTGTGTGGGACAACGCTATCGCTGGCCTTGGTATTGGTGGTAGTGGTGGCGGAATGTCGGGCGGCGTTAGTGGCAAAACCACTAGCACTAGCACGGGTAACGCTATGACCTCAGCTGGTTCAGTGTCAGCCGCGACTTTCACACCGAAAACGACCACTAAAACCAGTGTTAAGCCAGATACCACGGTGGTCAACTACTATGCCGCACCGAACAAGTCTATTGACAGTGAGGCCGCACTGAAACAGGCGATGCAAAGAACTAGAGTGATTGGGGTACTATGACAACTGTGAATTACTCTTTAATTGGCTCTAACGGAGACGAAATCGAGTTTGATTACTCGAATTACGTGTTGAACCCTGACTTTATTGGTTTCGGTATTCCACCTGCTGAAGTTCGCATTGAGGACAGCGCAGGGGACGGCGGCGTTTACCGCCACAGCAAAAAGGGCGTACGCGACATTGATATGAGCGTCACCATTTTAGGTACAGACCGAGCAGACGTACAAACCAAGTTGCGCCGTTTGAGTCGATTGATTCAAGACTCGTCTGGACCTACTAAGGTGGTGGCCAACTACAGTGACGGCGAGACTCTTAGTTTGGAGGCTCACTACGTAGGCGGTGCGGAATCTCAGTGGGGGTCAAACGCTGGGCTGGTTTGGAACCGCTGGCTTTTGTCATTCCAGTGTCCAACGCCTTATTGGGAGAGTGACACAACTGAGGAATTCACGGTCACCACAGGTAACACTGGTCGCGGTTTGCTCCCAGAGCTAACTAAAATGAAAGTAACTAGCTCTCAGGTGTTTGGTATTATCACTATCGACAACGAGGGCGATGTGCCTGCTTACCCGATTTACTACTTGCGTGGTCCGATGTCTGACATTGAGATAACCAACGGTACACAGTCGTTTGCATTTGATGACAACATCGCAGATGGTGAAACCATCACCATCAACACGGAGACTGGTGAAGTTACTGATGACGGCGGTGTCAACCGATACGCTATGTTGTCTCCTGCACCTAAGTTCTTCCGCATACCCCCAGGGACGAGTTCAGTATCCATCAATGCAGTGGCCGCCACCGCAGACGCGGAAGCACGCCTGACTTACTCACCACTTTATGAGGTTGTACACTAATGAACATCAGTGACCTAATTGTAGAAGTTCGTGACTCTAGCCTAGAGCGAATTGGGCAAATTAGGCCACAGGACCTTGTGGGTGCGACTTTCGTAGTTCGATTTAATAATGTTGGTTTTTGGTCGCTGACTTTGCCCTACGGACACTCACTTGGCGAATTGCTTCGTCTTCCTGGATATGGCATTGTTTTAACTGGGCCTAGCAACGAAGTGATTCTGTCAGGGCCTACTTTGTCGGCCACACTTGTCCAGACTCAGGATAACATCGAAGGTAACTGGGATATCGAGGGCGTTAGTGATGACGTGTTCTTAGCTGAAAGGCTGGCCTACCCAACACCAACCACCGCAGACGTGACCGCGCAGACTAGCGGTTCAGACCTCAGAACTGGTGTGGCAGAATCCGTTATCAAAGCGTACATTGATGCGAACATTGGCCCGTCTGCACCTGCAGAACGTACCATTAGCGCATTGACAATTGAGACAGACGCTGGTCGCGGTGAAGTCGTTACCGCTAATGCTAGGTTCGACACTTTGCAAGATTTGATTTATGACCTTGCGCAAGTGGGTGGCTTGGGCTACCTGATTAGTCAAAATGACAGTAGCTTCGAGTTTTCGATTTACGAACCAACTGACCGTAGTGACCTAGTTCGAATGGACGTGCAAAACCGCAAGCTGTCCAGTTCGGTTTATCGTTATGGCACAGCTAGAGTCACTAGGGCAATAGTTGGTGGCCGTGGTGAAGCCGAAGACCGTGTTTACATTGAAAGGTCTAACGGAGACAGCCTAGCCGCAGAGACAACTTGGGGCAGGCGCATTGAAGTCTTCAAAGACGCACGCCGCAGTGAAGATGCAAATGAGCTAAACACGGCTGGTGATGAGTTACTAATCGACTTGGGCAAAACCATCGTAGAGATGACCGTTGTTCCGTCTTCAGACCAAACAATGGTCTACGGCGTAGACTGGTTCTTAGGTGACCGAGTTACAGTGGTGGCTAACGACATCGAAAGCACCGCGGTTGTAACTGAGGTTGGCATCAACATCGCGGCAGACGGCGTGAGAGTCGGGGCTACTGTTGGTACTCCAGTCGGCATTGAATTCGAAACCAAAGTAATCGCCAGTCAGCAAAATCACGAAGACCGCATTTCTTACCTAGAGCGGTCAAACAGCGGTTACGGCATCAACGTAGAGTACGATGTTGAGGGTGGCACGATTGGTGGCACGCCGCCAGTGTTCGACCCAGATGACATAATCGGCACATACAACCGCATTGGTAACCTAGTGCATTTTGTGGTCAATGTGGATTTTGACAGCATAACTGATTTTGGTACAGGGCAATACTACATTACTTTGCCTTATGCACCAACCACGGACTACTTGTTCTCCAGTGGGCATTTGTACGACTTCAGTACAAATAACAGCTACATAATGGTCGGAATGGTTGACGCAGGGTCAGACATATTGAAACTGTTCTACCTAGGTTCAAACAGCCAGTTGGCCACATTTGAACACAACTCACCTAAAACACTAACTACAGATGACCACTTTGATATTTCTGGCACTTACGAGATAGAGGGATAATATGGCACAAACATCGTGGCCCTTTGAGAATATAGACACATCAGAAACACAATTCTCACAGTGGGCCAGAAACATCGGTGAGGGCGTAAAAACAAGCGCACTCAATGAACTGGAAGTCTTTGCCGATTCCAGTGGAATGCAGGTAAAGGCAAAGAGTGGCCAAGCTATGGTGCGCGGTCACTACTACAACAACAGCGCACAAGAGTCTCTGGTCATTACAGCCGCGGACCCGACCAACGACCGCATTGACAACGTAGTGCTAGAACTGGACCCCTCTGCCAACACCATCACACTGAAGGTAGTAGCTGGCACTCCTGCAGGTTCACCAACAGCACCAAGCTTGACTCAAACTGACTCTGGTATTTATCAGATAAAGCTGGCTGAGGTCCTAGTCGGAGCGGCAGTCACCACTATTGCCGCAGACAAGGTAACCGATTCAAGGTCTTTTATGGCAACAGCCGCAGACCTAGCGGCTGATGTTGCAACCAACACATCTGATATTGCGACAATCGAAGCCAGTCTAGCTAATCCGTTGGCAACTTTTGTCACGGACGCGACCACAGCACGCACGCTTACTTCGTCCGATATGGGTAAAACCATCAGGTTCACTAGCGGCTCTGCTACAGTAGTAACAGTAGATGGTAGCACCGACTTCACGGTAGGGGCTAGAGTGGACATAATCGCAGACGGCGCAGGTGAATTGACCGTTGCGGCAAGCACAGCAACTGTCGCAGGCGCAGAAACATCAACAACATCAGGTAGTTTCACCATTGGTGCACAATACTCAGCGGCAACTTTGCTGTGTGTGGCCACTGATGAGTACCGACTAATTGGAAACATTGGGGTGGTCTAATGAGCTTTACACTTTTAGGGATTCTCCAAAGCCAAGCGGCGGCTGGTGGTGCAGGAGCGTTCGATTTACTGGAAGAACAGGTTTTGACTTCCAGTGCTTCCGTTGTTAGCTTCACAAGTCTTGGCAGTTACAGTGATTACCGTTACCTACAACTGAGGCTAGTGACACGAACCAGCCCAACAGGTGTAGCCAATGGGCTAGTCGGACTCCGCTTTAATCAAGATTCTGGGTCGAATTATGCGTATTACTATCTTTTTAGTCCAGGCAATAATCCCAGCCATTACGACACGACAGGCTCAAACTACTATCTTGCAGGTTTGACAAATTCTGCCCAGAATGATACCAATGCTTATGGAGTAAACATTATGGAACTATTTGAATGGGCAGATACAACTAGTTATACGACAATTCGAAGCTTAGATGGCAGGATGGACCCACAAGGTACTTCTTATAGGGGTGTTGGGTCTCGTGGCGGTATGTGGCTCAATCAAAATGCAGTCACTTCGATACAACTATTCGATAATCGAGGATACAACTGGCTAAGTGGTAGCCGATTCAGCTTGTACGGGGTGAAATAAATGGCAACACCAACATATGAACTTATTGCAAGCCAAACGCTCAGCTCTTCAGCTTTGCAAGTCACATTCAGTTCAATACCAAATACCTATCGTGACCTATTTTTGTCTGTTTCGCTAAATGGAGCGACCGCCGATTACCCGTGGATACAAATTAGATTCAACAATGATTCTGGGTCTGGGAATTATATGCACGTGCAAGCTATGGCAACTGGTTCCACTAGGAGCGGAACTTATTCCTTAGACGATAAAATCAATTTGACTTATTACAATCCGTTTTCTTATAGCCTTGTTCGGTTGCAAGCTAACATTTTAGATTACGCACAAACGGACAAGTCTAAGACTATGGTGGGATGGCACGGCGGTGTCGGTGTCGATACCGAAATGTGGACTGCTAAATGGTTTGACACAGCCGCCATCAATGAAATTGACATTTACAGTTACTCACCGCAATACAACGCTGGGTCCACTTTTGATTTGTACGGAATTTTGTAAGGATAGGTTATGGCATACGAATTAGTAGAAACTATCGAGCTTACCGCAGATGCGGCCTACATAGAATTCTCATCGATTCCACAAGACGGTAAAGACCTCGTTTTGCGAATGGCTGTAAGAAACTCAGGCAGTAGTGGGCTTGGTTACGATAACTTGCGCATTGACAAAAATGGGACTACTCAATATGTCACCACAGGACCATCTATGTATGGTGACTCTACATACGGCATTGGTTCGGGTAATGGAAGTTACATTTGGTCAAACAAAGAGTCTGGTGACCTTTAT